TCTTGAAGCCTTCCACCTGGGCGGCGTTGTTCGTATCGATGGCGACGCCGGCTTTCGACAGCTCCAGGTTGATCCGCTGCAGGCCCTTGATGCTCAGCGAGGTGGAAGGCTCGATTTTAAGAAGTGCCTCGTTGGTCTGAAGCGCGTAATCGCGGGTTTGCCGGTAGGTATCGGCGATGCTGCCTGTAGCAGAGCCGTTGGCGATCTGCAGAGACGTCAGGATCGCGCTCATCTGGATAACGGATAGATTGAAGGTGTCGATGGCCTCTATGCTGGACTCTATCTCGTTGACGACTCCCATCAAAGAGAACCCGATACCGAGACCGGCGAGAACGCCCGTAGCAGCCGAAATAGCACTGGACATGAAGTCCGAGGCTTCAGCAACCGAAGCCAGCCCGGCCTTGAAGGTGGTAAATGAGGCGCCACCTTCATCGGCCGCAAGCTTCGCGCTCGAGCGTACAGCATCGATGCTCTTGGAAGCTTTATCGGCTTCACTGACCGAGGAAGTGCTATCGCCGACAAACTGGATGTTGACTTTGTTGTTATCCACAAATCACTCCGGGCAGCTGCTGCACGCCTGCGCTAATCCTTCTCCAAAATACGCCGTGCATTCCCCTACATCACGCCCCTGGCAATACTCGCCGATCGCCTGGGTTTTCTTCTCCGCTTTCTGGCCCTCAGAGGCCGGCTTGATTCCAAAGGCCGCGAGGGCCGCTAGGATCCCCTCGCGAAACAGCACCTCTCGTTTGCGATGCCTCAGGTAAGGCTTTGCTTCCCCTGGTGAGCATCCCCAGAGGATTTGTCCTTTCCGGGTAATGTCTCCTCCGGAGAGGAAGCAGACGGTTTCGTCAATCCAGTCGAAACCTTCTCCTTGATCGAGTCGGTCATCCCCTTTAACTTCGTCAAGAGCGAAGCTATCGGGTTGCAGGTAAAAAAATCATCGAGCACCTCGAACACCTGTTCCAGAGAGATATCGAACTCGATCTCATCAGCCAGTGCCGGGAGATCCTTTCCCCTAGGTGAGCCACCTTCCGGGATCAGCACCACGGCCAAGGCGAGGGGGATGCGATCGCCGATAACCGCCAGCATCTGCGCCTGATCGAAGTTTGATTGGAGCCGCAATCCCTCAAGGATCTCCTGCAGCTGCCTGACCTGGCCATAGACCAGGGCGCGCTGCTCATAATATTTCTTGCCGATCAAATATTTCTTGTTTGTCACGTCTAACCTCTCTCTCTTGGCTATTTAGGAGAATTGCACCATTACTTCGTCATCGCCGGTGTTCATCGCCAGCTGGAAATCGACGTTGACGATATCGACGCCGTTACGGGTCCCTTCCTGCACCTTGGTGGTGCGGAGTTTGGGCGCGCCCAGGGTGATCTTGTTATACTGAGCCGGACCGAAGGCCCCGACGTTCAGAGCGCCGGTGATGCCGCTCTTCCACTTGCCGTAATAGTCGTTGATCGCGATCAGCGTCATTTCCGGGTCGAACTTGCCCCGGGTGTCGCCATCGGTGATCTGGAAAGACTGGATGCCGCTGGTCGCATTCATGTTGTCGCGCTGTTCCAGCTTGTTCCCCAGGTCGATCTCGAAGCTCTTGAGGACCGGGGCGAAGCCGCCGACCGTGAAGTTCGCATTCAGGAGCTGGGGCGGGTTGAGGCCGCTGTAGGTCGGCGTCAGCATGGCGCCGTCGATCGGATCGATATAGGCGCCAATGAAGTCCATCTCGGCATAGAGCGCGCCCCCCACGTCTCCGGTAAATTTGAGGGTGCCCCGGGCCCCGCAGATCATCTTGATCACGCCATCGGTATAGAGCCCCATGGTGAGCGACGGGATACCGGTGGAGGCGCGCTTGTAGGTCACCGTTTCCGCGCCGGCCGTTACGCTCAGGGTCTCGGAAAGGCCGCAGGCTTTGAAGTAGGGGGAGAGGATCGGGAGGTTGTTCGCGGCATACACGGAGCCGCGGCCCATGACTTCGCACTTAAGCCCAATGTGGGCGAGCTGCGCGCCGGAGAGGTCCGGGAACTTGGAGAAGGTCGCCAGGATCACGCCCCGAGGCAGCATCTTGATGTCAGGGGTGTACTTCGGATCGATGGATATGAGCCCCGTTTCGGTTACCATGAGAGTTTCAGCGGTTCCCTCGACACCCTCGATCTTCGCCGCGACTACTCTGCGCTTAGTTTGCATGAGTCTCTACCTCCTGGTGATTTTCGGCTTCGGCTGCGGTCGTCTCAGCAGCAGCTGCAGCCTGTTCGGCTGGGGCTGAAGCGGTCTCCTGATTGGTGTGCGCTTCCCCTATTACTAGGGTCTGCGAGGCGTCGTTCAAGGTCAAAGTGAACTCGTGTCCCATGGGGCATCTCCTTGTTTTAGACTACGATCCCTTCCTGGACCGCGATATGGATCTCCACGTAATGACAAAGCACCACGCCGAACATCCGGTCGTTGATCACCGGCACCTGCACCGGAGAATTGCTGGGATTGTCTCCGTCCTGGTAGTTCCAGGTGGCTCCCGGATCCGCTGGCTGAGCGTTGCGAAACTTAGCGCGGACGGCGTTGACCAGCTGCTGAAACGCGACGCTTGACTGACTTGCATCCTGAAGGCCCATGTAGCCGCGTACCACCATGCGGTTGCAGGCGTAATACTTGGCTGTGAGCCATTTCTCGGTTACCTGTGCCCGGGTGATCTCCCAGCCCAGGATCTTCCCGGTGGGCGACTTGAAAAGGCCGATGAAGGCTCCCAGATCAACCACCTGCCTCTCGTAATCGTAGACCATTCCGATACCGGAGATCTCCTCCAGCTTCGCTTTGATGTCGCCGGTAATGTCAGTGTATTCAGCCATTGAGTTCCTTTGCGACCTCGATGCCGTAGCTTTCGAAGATTCCCTGCAGCTGAGGCCAGTACGTCTCGAGCGCCCCGCTGAACATCTCCGCGCCCTGGTACCCGAATCGTTTGATGGTTCCCTTGCGCATGATGGCCCGCTTCACCACGAAGTTAAGCCGGAGCGCTGTTTTCGCGTCGACGCCGAAGCGCCGCATGATCCAGCCGGAGAGGTCGAGGTCCTTGGGCATTGGTTTGCCAGGTGTGCGTCCCGCCTCTGTAGCTAGACCGTAAATCTGATTGGAGGAGATCGACCCCTTGAAGACCGGCGTCCCTTTCCCATCGAAGTCTGGGAGAATGGAACGCATCAGGTTCCCCGAGTCCTGGGGAGTCAGCGCCTGGATCTTGGGCAAGAGGAACATCACGGCTTCCGTGATCGCGCCTTCTACCCCGCGCTGAATCACGTCCGGCGCCTTCCCCTCGAAGAGTGGCCCGGTACCGGTGACCCTTACTACCAGGTCCATCGTTAAGGCCGCCTGCCGTGGGTCATCCTCACACGGCTGTTCAAATGCACCAGGCCCACCGGCCCGTTGTCGGGTTCCGCGGCGATGGCGCAGGCTGCAGTAACCGGTGCGTCCTTACCGATGCCGAGGTGGTCGTTGTACTGCTGCTCCAGGGAGTCGGCAAGCCGGCGGAACTCATCCGCCTTGCTGCGGTAGTTCACCACGTCCGCCTGCAGCGTCGGGTCCGAGGTCTGCCCGTAGAGTGCCGCCAGCTTGCGCAGGCAGTTGGCCGCCCCCAGGGCGGCTACCGCATCGGTGTCCTGGTCGGGGAGTGAGTTTTCGTCCCGGGGCACGGTGAAGTTGGCCCGCATGATCTCCGAGCTGTCCGGAGTGTCCGACAGGATCCTCAGCTTGGTCCCCGTCGGGGTCAGGTACAGCTTGTAGTCCCGGGAATCCAGGAAGAGCTCCGGGACCTGGCCGACCGGGTATTCGATGGAACGGAAAGTGGAGAAGTCCGCGACCCACCCCTCCGGGAGGGCATAGTCGTGCGTCCCGTTTCCCGGGATGTCTACCGGCACCAGCAGCGGGCGGATCCTGGAGTAGCGTTTCAGCGCCGCCGTCACTCCCTGGGCGTAATCGTCCGGGGTGAGACGCTCAGAGGAGTCTTTGACGTTCCCTATGACCAAATCGACCAGTGCCATCCTGAAATCCTTCGATCAGTCCTATCCGACCGATCCGTCCGAGGTTAAAAGGGGGCGGGTTGCGCCCCCGTGCTTCGATGTCAGCGGCGCAGCTCGAGACTTCAATAGTGTCTAGAGCTGCTTTAGAAAAAGGAACAGCGTGATGTCGGTAAAGACCGGCGAGCTACCGCCCAGGACAAGGTCGACGGTCTGCACCCCCTCATCGGCCATCCGCGAGGGCGAAGAAACCGTGGACAGGTCGTTGACGGCGCCCGCTACCACACTACCGGTGTAATTGAGGAACCCGGCGTTCTTGCCGCGCAGCTTGCAGGTCTGGTTGGTGCCGGTGGAGGCCCGGGCCGCGGCGGACACGTTCATGATCTGGTAGCCGGTCGGAGCCTTCCAGGAGACCACGCTCGTGGTGCTGGCACTGTAGGAGCCGGCCAGCTGGACCACCATCGGCGTGTAGCCGGGCGCGCCGACCGCGGGGTTGCTTGTGGTGGCGAAGGCGGCAATGCTGCCCGCGCACAGGGCGACGAGCGAAAGCAGGACGAGTAAAACTGATTTGGACCTGAACATCTTCATGGTTACCTCCTCTATGTGACAGGGGGGAAGGATGCTGCCCCGTTGGCAGCATCCCGGAGTACTCCTCTACGTTCTGCAGGCGGCCGGTCTAGCCGGCGACCATGCTCATCTGCACGTTGCGGTAATCGGTGAGCGCCGCGTTGTACTCGTGGCGGATCTTGTACTGGATGCGGTCGCCGACGAAGAACTGCCCGAAGTTGGGGTTGTCGGCCACGAACATCTCCGGCTCCTGCTGCCCGTTCAGGAAGGCGAGCTCCACGATCTCGGTATCGTTCACGTCGCCCAGACCGATGAAGTCGTTGGCGTCCAGCATGAAGGGGATCTCGTGGATGTTCTCGTTGTTGGGCCCGAAGAAGTGGAAGAACGGATTTCCCGTGGTGACCCCGGCGATCAGGAAGTTGGGGGTCTGGTTCAGCGTCACGGCGGCGCCCCAGAGCGC